GATAATAATGATCATATTTCCACCCAAGTTCACAGACTTGTGCCCTTCGCAACGCATGGGCATTTTCTTCATTTATCTGTCTTTCCATCTCTTTTCTTTCTTTCTCCAGCTCCTTCTCTTTCTTGTTTTTTCTTTCCTCTTCCTTTTCTGCGCGAATGGCATCGGCAATTGCTTCATGCTTGGCATCCCTAGATCCAGCCAACTGAGCAAATGCGTCACTTGCAGCACCACTCATGTGATGATTCCTCCTATCCTGACGAGGTCGTTCGCGCTGACCACTCCGCCCCTTGCTTGGCGGTCTATGATCATCCAACTCTAGAACGTGCAGCTTCTCAGTCTGGACCTGAGCATCTGCTAGGACAATAATAGGACTGGTGGAATCGGTCGCTTTCCACACTTTGTCTGAATGTTTGAACTTCCCAGAGGCCCCGGCGAGCTTGGAGGTCGCAGCGGATGAGGTCTTCTCCTCATTTTTCCCACCACACCCTAAAGAAGTTAGATTACTATCCATAGTGTTCATTTGGCTTGTATAATCAATGCATCCGGGCAAGCGAACCCAGACACACGACAAACTCATCCCACCCACCTCGAAGTCAGAGTCTGTAATTAAGATAACGCAATCATCAGTCCATTTCCGTCCCCTCCGGAGCCATCTGGCCTGGTCCCAGCTACATTTAAATAGATACCCTTTGTGACGGGGCTGTAGGTTACTACGGAACCACCTGTATTGTTCATAGGTACGGGCCACGGTCGGAAAGGAATAACCCTTCAGTCCTGGATCTAGTCTCGATTGCCGAGGTTTTGAAGTTCATGACCGGTCACTCATCACGGGTACACGACGCCGAATTCTCGACGTGCAATCGCACATGTATGGTTAGATTTCATCGCCATATTAATTCACCCGAATCACGTACCAACTTAAGTCAGCTTAGCAAAACGGTAGCATGTGGTATGCGCCCAACTCTTCTCATCGTCGGGCCAAGTATCACCATGAAGCTAC